CTCGTCGATGTAGTCGATGACGCGCTCGACGGGCTGGCCGTCTTTCAGGATCGTGTCGTCGATATCAGTGAAGATGCGGGGCATAAGATTAGAAAGATGCGAGGGCCTTGGAGAAGGAGTCGGCCAGACCAGTGACCAAGCCCTGGGCGGCGGCCTGCTTGCCGGAGAAGACCTGACCGCGGAGGGCGGAGTCGGCGACCATCTTGCGCTTTGCACGGATGGCGGCCTTGAAGTCTTCATGGATGCCGTCGACCGAAGCCTGGAGGTCGGCCATCTGCTCGTCGGAGAGGGACGTGCCCTCGATGCCGGCGCCCTTGAGCGGGGAGCCCGTGGACTTGATGACGACCATGCGGACGCCCGAGGCCTCGTAGAGTTTGGACATGTCAGGGATGGCCATGTAGACGCCCACGCTGCCGACGGTGGCCGAGGGGGAGGCTACGACTCGATCGGCTTGAGAGCCAAGCCAGTAAGCGGCGGAAGCCATCTCGCTGTCAGTATAAGCCATGGTCGGCTTCTTGAGGTCGCGAATCTTGTTCGCCAGTTCCTCGACGCCGGTGACCGTGCCGCCAGGGGAGGAGATGTTAAAGGCAATCTTCTCGACCGCAGGGTCGGAGGCCATCGCGTCGACCGTGGCCGAGATTTCGTTAACGTCGGCGACGCCCATCATTCGCTCCAGGGGCGAGACGCCCTTACCGATCGGGCCGGCAATCGGGATGACGCCCACGCCGTCGACGATGTACGGCGCAGGGGCCACGCCGAAGATCTGGGCGAGCATGTCGGAGAAGCCGAATTTCTCGGCCATGACCGCGAAGTCTTGGGCCTTGGACGGGTCGATGAGCATCGGCTCACGGCCCTTGAGTGCATGGGAGAGGAAGCGGGTCATTTCTTTTCGTTAAGGTTGGTGCCGGGGAGCGGTTCAGCCTGGTCGACTTGGGCGACCGTGCCGAGCGGGGTGTTCGTCGGCCGGAAGAGCAGCTCGAAGGGGATGCCGTACTGGCGGGCGAGGTTCTGGATGTGCGCCATGTCGGCGGCTCGCTTCTCCATCTCGGAGCGGAAGTCTAGGCCGCGTTGGCCGTAGAGCTCAGACATGGACATGAGGCCCATCTCGATGTCTGCCCGGTCATTCGCGGCCTCACGGCCTGCGTCGACGGTGACGGACTTCGGGGTCGTCCAGGAGGCAGACCACCAGCGGGGGTCGTCAGGGATCTCGCCCTTGGCGATGCCGTCGGCGATGATGTATTCCCAAGTCGGCTGACAGAAGGCCTCGATAATTACATTCTGATATTTCCCGAATACACGCGCCGATTTAGCGGTGACCAGACGCACCCCTGCGCCGCCGGCGGCGGTGACGTCCTTCACGAACTCGTAAGGGAGCACGGAGCAAATATCTTTCTCCAGCGCCGCGAGGAATCCGACGAAGGTGCTATTCGGGCGCTTGCTCTCGAAGGACTCGAAAGAGTCGGATGACTCGAGCACGATCGCCTTGCCGCCCATCTGGCTTGCGATGTTCTCGGCGGAGTTGTGGTTCGACGCGATCTCGGAGGCCGCGTCATCGTCGAGGAAGCCTGACCCCTTCTTGATTACACGAGTCGTATCCCCGTTGTCTTTCACTGCGCGTCGCTCCAATTCGAGGATTTCCTTCACGTCCTGGATACTCGAGAGGCTAGACTGAAGCACTGGTACCCCACGAGAGCCGGAGGTCGTCTCAGTGTCGATGACGTGCATGACGGACTGGGCCTCGACCTTCTTCGAGGAGCCGTCGGCCTTATAGACGTTGTAGTAAATCGGCTCGTAGTATTTGCCGAAGCCGATGCCGTCCCAGCAATCGGCAGGGGTGTCGGCGTCGGTAGGGTCGCCCACGCGGTGCGCCTCGATGGTCTGGATCTGCGCACGGTCGCCGTTGACGACCTTCAGGGCGAAGGCGTCGCCGTCACGGATGAGCGCACGGATGAGGATGGACTGACACTGGTAGAAGGACTTGCCGGAGACGTCGATGCGCTTGGCCTGGCGGGCGAAATACTCCTCGTAAAGGCGGGAAGTCTCCGGGTTGTCTGCGTGGGCCTGCGGCTTGATGCCGTCGCCGACGACGTAGATGCACAGGTCGTTCAGGATTTGACGGAACAGGGCGGACTCACGCTCGGCCCATCGGCACTTCTTGACCATCTCGTTGCGATCCCACGGCGAAAGGTCGCGGCGCATGTCGTCCGGCTGCGGAGCGTAGATGACGCGACGAGCGTAGGTCTGGACGGTGCTGCCCCACTGGTTACCGCTGTACTGGTTGTTGAAGGTCGCTCCGTTCGACGCGGCCGACGCCTGGGGCGACGACTTGCTTCCCCTTTTCTTCGGGAGTTTAGCGGAGGCTTTCTTGCGGGGGGCCATAAGTTATTCGTAGCGGTTGTCCCACCGCGTGTAAATCATCGTCGAACGGCGACCGTACTTGCCCGGATCGAGGCGAGATAGGCCGAACAGAGCCTCGTTCAAGACCTCCTTCGGCGTCATGCCTGGGAAGGCCTTGGTCGCGGAAGACCCGGAGTCACTGTAACTCATGAGGGTCTTTCCGTCCATGATGAGCTGGAGAGCCTTCGACTTAAGGTCGAGCAACTCGCATTCCGTTAAGCCGATGAAATACCCTTGAGCCATTTGACCTGCGTCTATTGGCAACGGAGGGGGCGGCGACGCCCATGTCCACGCCACGAGCTCTTCTTCTCGCAACCCATAGACGCCGCCGCTTGCCAGAAGTGTTGTCATTCAGTCGCGGAAGGCAAGGAGGTTTCGGTGCTTTCCCGACCGACGATGCCCCAGCGCACGGCGGCCAGCAGGCCGAGAAGCTCGCAGTCGAAGGCGTGATTATCTTTCTTCCCCTGGGGGAGAATCCACTGGGGCTTGCCCGTGCGCCTGTCCTTTACGCGTACTTCGGCATTCATCTGGTCGACGTAGTCCTGCCCTGCGTCCAGGGAATAGGTAAAGACCTTGCGGGAGCGCAGGCCGTGCAGGAGGTCTTTGCCGGCGAGGTTCGACCAGACGATCAGGACGGCCCGCGTCTGGAGACCCGGAACCATGATGGTCTGCTTGTCGGAATAGAATCGGCGGGTGGTCTTGCCGTCCTTGGCCGTCACGCTGAAGTCTTCATTGCCCGACCCCTTCGCACACTTCCAGCCACGGGCCGCGGTCTGCCGATATACGTCAGTCGCCTGGTCTCCGGCATCTACCATGACCAGGGCCTGATGTACTTGGTGTTTCTTCACGAAGGCCTCGAGGTCGTTCCATGTGTCAATCTTCGCGAAGGCCTTCAGGCGACTGTGCCCGGTGCGACTCCAGCGCCTGATCACGCAATAAAAGAAACCTCGCTGCACGTCTATGCCGGCCGTGCGAAACGGGAACGAACCATCCGGCGCTCCCTCGCGGTCGACTACCCTGCCCTTAGGGGTGATGACTGACTCTCCGTCCCAGTCGTCGGTCATGTTGTAGTTGGCGGCCTGGGCGATGTTCACGATCTCTCCGCCCTCTTCCGCCCAGCTGAGAGCGAGCCTCTTCTGCTTGAATTGGCGGCGGGCGTCTTCGTCGCCGTAGATGTCAGCCGCCTCCTTCGCCTTGATCATCATCACGGCCAGTTCGCCCCAGCTCATCGTCGCAAGGCTGTTCCAATGCAGGCCGATGTGCCCGGAGTTGGCAGCCGATGCCGTAGCCACAAAGGCGCCACGTCGGTTCGCTTCGAGGCGGGTGGCGTTGTTGTCGGGCAGTCGCTCCTGACAGCCGGCGCATTCGTACGTCGTGCCCGTGCTGACCATCTGCAAATCCCATGAGCCCGTCGTCTTGGCCGAGTCTGGGAACCTGACCTGTTCCCACAACCAGGGCTGGAGCGTGTCGCATCGGACGCACCGAAAGTTCCAGTCACGCTGGTCGGTCGTCTCGTGCAGCTGATGGAACTCCTGACCAGCCCGACCGCCCTGCGACATGAAGATGCGTTTGCCCATCCAGCCGAACGCAGTCACGCGCGCGCTCAGTTCGGCAAGGTGCCCAGGCGGGGCCATCCAGCATTCGTCGGCGATGGTGTAACGCAGGGAAAGGCGCTGGAGGTTCGCCTCATTCCACAGGCCTCGACAGTAGAGCGTCATGCGGTCGAAGTCCGTAGTCGTCGAGCGATCCATGTCGTCGACCGAGATGCGGGCCTTCACCGGCGGGCAGTTGTTCCACACTGGCCGCATGTAGCGCAGGGCGAAGTCCTTAGATTCCGCATCCGTGC